TTTATTATTTTTAGGAATACGTAAAGGCTTTTAATATGTTAGGAGGAATAATGATGATAATGGCTACACAAGATTTTACAGCTCCTTCTGTACCTACTAATTTAACAGCAACTAATATAACAGCTACAACTTTTACACTTAATTGGACAGGTTCTACTGATTCAGGAGGTTCTGGATTACAGAGATATATAGTTTATAAAAATAGTGTAGCTCAAACTTATATAGATAAAACTATTACTTCTTATGATGCTATAGTAGCTAATGGAAGTTATAATATTTGGCAAGTATCTGCTCAAGATTATTCAAATAATGAGTCTGAATTATCTACTTCTTTAGGTGTAACTATGTTAGATACAGAAGTACCAACAGAACCTACTGGTATAAGCTATTCTTTTCCTTCTAATACAGAATTATATTTATACTGGAATGCTTCTACGGATAATGTAGCTATTCTTAGATATAGGGTGTATAAAGATGGAAGTTGGTTTAAAAATGTAACAGATACAAGTTATACATTTACAGGATTAACTGCGGGAACTACTTCAAATTGGGCAGTACAAGCAGAAGATACTTCGCATAATTTATCTACTTATAACAATGATACCGCTGTAACACAGCCAGGAGGACAATAAAAATAAAATTTTTTTATTTAATTAATATCATTACTTTAGTACTCTTAAATTATATAATTAAATTATTATGATAGTAGAAGCTAAATCCGTAGTAAATGAAGTACCAATAGACTTATATGACATTTATGAATATAAAGATGCTCAAGCAGTAGATGGGTCAATTGTGCAAGTAAAAACTTTGATTAGAACACTTAGTAAATCTCAGTTAGAATCTGAGATTAATATGCTTACGTCCAGATTAGCTGAGCTTAATGCAGATTTACAATTAATTGCTACTGCTTTGTAGTATGAAAATTTTATTTAAGTTTATAGAAATTATTTTATTTACAGTAAATAAAATAAAAGGGGATAAATTAGAGCATTTCTTTTTAGCCTCTATGTTAGGGTATTTATTTATAGTAGTACCTGGAATATTTTGGGGCTTAAAAATTAAAATTATTGGGTTTATATTATGTTTATTGATTTTTATTTATAAAGAAATTGTTAGAGATAGAGCTCAAAAATTAGGAACATTTGATATTAAAGATATTTTGTGGGGTCTTTTTGCTACAATATTAATATTATTTAATTCTATATTATGAAAAAATTTTTTAGCTCCCCACAACAAATAATACTTTATATTTCAATAATAACAACTATTATATCTTTATTTGGGTGGGCTAAATCTGTTGGGTATAATGATAATGTTTATAAAAATTTAAGATTTGAATCTCCTGCTCAAACACAAAAAGTTATTGAATGGACTAATAGAGAAGACAAATTAATCTTTGAAAATGATTTGGATAAAAAAATCTTAGACATTAAAAAAGAATTTTATGGTTCAGATACATTAATTTTAATAAGACATAATGTTGATTTTGGAAAATTATATACTATTATAGAAAAAAATGCTGAACTTAATAATAGTACTAATTTAATTGTTCACAAATTATTAGATATTCAATTAAAAAAAAATTACTAAAAATTAAAATATGAAAATGCATTTTATATTAACTAAATTATACAGCAGAAAATTATTAGCTTGGATTATAGCTACTATTTTATTATGGAATAATAAGATTGATGGTCAAGAATGGATGTTTATTACAATTATCTATTTAATTGCTCAGGGTACTGTTGATGTTAAAACGGTAATTCAAGCATATACTAATATAAAAACTAAAACTAATGACTCAATTAATATCTAGAACATATCTTTTACAAAAATATGGTAAGCCTAATTCTACGGGAAAAGGATATATTACTATTATAAATTTACCATATCCTATGAGATTAAACTGGAACTCTAGTGTATATGTTACTAGAATGAGTTGTCATAAACTTATAGCTTCAAGATTATTGGCGGTCTTTATAGAAATTTTAGATTGTTATGGGCTAGAAAAAATTAAAGAATATCAATTAGATGATTTTGGAGGTTGTTTTAATTATAGATTAAGTCGTAATAGTAAATTACTTAGTTTTCATGCTTGGGGTTTAGCAATTGATTTAGACCCAGATAGAAACTTATTACATGAAACATCAGCTACTGCTAGATTTGCTAGACCAGAATATAAACCTATGATTGATATATTTTATAAATATGGATTTATTAATTTAGGAGTAGAAAAAAATAGAGATTGGATGCATTTTCAAATAAATATATAAATATGATACAAATATTAAAAGGTATTAAATACCAACATATTTTAATTATTATTATAGTAATTTTAGGCTTAGGACTTCTTAAAGCTAGAAAAGAAATAATATATCAAAAAAGTGAAAAAGAACGTCAAGAAGATAATTTTAATAACTTATTATTATTAGATTCTATTAATACAGCTCAATTTAAGTTTAAAAGTACTAAAGAATTAACTAAGTATATAAATTCTAATAAAAAATTAGAGCATTTATTACAAAATTTAAAAATTAAGTATAAAAAAATTGAAAATTTAGCTTTTATAAATGAAACCCATATAGATACAATAATTCAAATACACAATACAAGTCCTATTATACAATATATTAAAAATGATATAGCAATAAGTGAACAATGGCAAGATTCTTCTACTTGTTTACTTATAAAGGGTTCTTTAGATTATAAAAATGATACACTTGAAATTAAAGTAAAGGAAAGAATTTGGGATAATGATATTGTTATTGTTGGTGGCTGGGAAAGAAAACCGTGGAATTTTTTAGGGTTTAAAATTAGATTATTTGGTAAAAAAGTAGGTACTGTTACAGCAGATTCAAAATGTGGAAAACCTAAAACCATAACTCTAGAAAAAGTTAAATAATGCAATATACCAATATTTTAAACACTGTTTGGAATAATAAACATAATGGAACTAGAGTTCCAGTTAATGATACAGGTGTTAATGGTTCTCCTGTATCTTTATTTGGTAATAATCCTGATTGGATAGAGGGTTCTATTAATAAAGCAGTAATTTCTACTTACTTATTGACAGGAACTTTTCCTAGTTCTTATGTACTTAAACTAGAAAATTTAAGTTTAGATTTAGGAGAACTTATTTTATTTACAAACCCCTCTTTACTATATGGATATGTAAAAGATGCTAAAGATAAAAAACCTCAAGATATGATGTCTTTTAGAGGATATCCTACGGGTACATTAGTAAGTACTTCATTAAGCATAGTATATCCTTCTGTATCCTTCTATATGGATGTTAATGGGGCAAAACAGTATTCTACTGATAGAAATTTAATAGCAGCTTACACAGTTACTTTAAATGCACCATTACCCTATGATATTTTATTAAAAATAAACTCTGCTATATTTAGCACACAAGGAAATGTTTTATACAAAATTGCTGCTGGAAGTACTAAATTAACTCATTTTAATGATGTTTTAAGTACTTCTTTTGATTTAGTATATTCTGGTAGTAGTCTTTGGAAATCTTTAAAAAATAATTCAATTTATTTATCTTTAGTCACAACAGGGTTAACAGGTAATTTACCCCTTAATGTTTCAGTAATGGATTGGGAGCCAAAACCACAATATGATATGAATAAAATAGCTTCTTTAGTTGTTTTAGAGTCTGTTTATAATGTAGATGTAATTTTAGCAGAATTAATTCCAAATGTATATTTTAAAGAACTTGTAAATATAAATCATATTACTACTCAATGTTCTGAAATACTTGAAAGTGATTTAGGAGTTCTTACACCAGTATATAAAAATATAGGAGAACTTTTATCTCTTGGAAGTGTATTATATCAGGATAATATGAGAGTAACTCCTGTAGTAGGTGGATTTTACTATATTACTACTTTTGTAAGAACAGAAATTTCTTTAGGGGATATTTATAGGTATATTGATTTATATAAAGTTGATTTAAATGGGGTAATAATTCAAATATATGAGAATATACTTTGGACATCTGGTTGTTATGGACATCCAGAACTTTATCCTGTAATTATACCTGATACAACAGCTCCTTCAAATCCTACTAATTTAGTTGCATTATTTATAGGAGAAACCACTTTTAAATTAAATTGGGATGCTTCTACTGACAATAAAGCAATCAAAGATTATACAGTTTATAAACAAAATAGTTCTACTCTTGTGTTTGAATTTTATGCAAGAACTACAAATACTTATTTAGACATAAGTAATCTACTTCCTGGAACTTCTAATGTATGGGGTGTAGCTGCTATGGATACCAGTCATAATTTTTCAAGCATAGTTGAACTTTATGTACTTCAAGCAGGAAATTCTATATAAAATAAAAAAAACCCCGCTACTAAGCTTGCTTAGTAATGGGGTCACACATAAAAATAAGACTGTTAAAAATTAGGTTTTAATATTTTGTTTAATACCCCATATAACACTTGTTTAACATAAGGACTTTTAATAATATCTTCCATACATACAGTTAACTCATTAATGTCTTCTGTAACAATAGTAAATGATTTTGGAGTTGGTTTTTCTTCTGCAGTAGCTTCTACTTCAGGATGCATTTTTTTTACTTGTTTATCCATTGGTTTAATAAAATTTAATTATTTATTTTAGGTAAAAATAATAAAAATTATTTACATAATAAAAATTATTTTTAATTAATTTTATTTGTTTTATAAATAATTTTGAATTACTTTTGTAATTGAAACATAAGATACTTTTAATTAAACAAAGAGGCCCCTCATACCAGGGGCTTTTCTTTTATAATTAAATTTATCAAATAAGCCCATCCATTTTCAGGACTTTTTCTTAATACTCCTGTTTTTACATTAGCAAAATTTCCACCACAAGCAGAAAATCTTTTTGCTTGCTCTAAAAATAATGCATTTATTTCATCCTCTGTAAGCTTAGTTACATAGTTTGTAGCTATTATATGTGCTAAATCACTAAAGGAAGTTCCCATAATAACAGGTTGTCCTGCACAGGTATTTAAGGGGTCTTCTGACCACGAAAAAATATCTTCAATTAATATATATTCCATAATAATATTTTTTTTATATTTGTACACGGTTAAGTGTTTTTTTTTTGAATTGAGGTTGAGGTAAAAGGGGAAAAGTCCAATTTTCCCCTTTTATTTTTCTAAAAATTCTTCTAAGGTTCTAGGTGTCCATTTACTTATAGTTCTATCCTTTGTTAATTTATCTGTTTTAAAAAATCTAGCAGGAGTAAAAGTTGTTAACCATAAGTAAATTTTACCTACTTTAACACTTTTATTTGGGTAATTATATACTTTATTAATGTATATTTTATACTTCTCCCACATCCATTTTTGTTTTACAACAAATCCTTGGTCTGAACTATTATTTCCACCATAGCCAGGAGGTGCTTTTACATCCAAAGCAGAATAATATCCTCCATTCATTTCATGCCCAATAAAATAACATTCTTTAAAAGAATTTTCTAGGGTAAAAAATAAATCTTTTGCTTTTTTATCCCATATAATTAATCTATCTGGGGTATAAGTTACGGGGTGTAATAATGTATTATGAGAATTTATAATTTTTAGCTGAGTTTTATTAGTTTTCTTGTTTAAAACTTTAGTTTGAATTGTTTTTACTTGATATAATCCTTCAAATAAAGAAAAAGTAGTACAATTTTCTTGATTATGAATAGCTATTATATACCCTTTATCTTTTAATTCATTTGCCCAGATATCAAACCATTCTTCCTGTGTAGTATTAGTTAATAAATTCATATTGTAATTTTATATTTTTTGTGTAAATATAAAATAATATCTTGTAAAAAAATATACCATTCATCATAACTTAAATTAAAAGTATTTACAAGATAAGGTTTACTTATGTAAGGACTTAACTTAATTTGTACATCATCTTGATATAGTAATATATTAGTTCTATCAGAATTACATTTAATTGTAATAGGATTATCTATATTTATCAGTAATAATTTAAATAAAAGTAATTTACTTGCTGTACTATTTAAAGGTAAAACTAATGATTTAAGTACACTATGTAAATCTTTAAAATATACAATGTAAAATGAATCTTCTGTTTTAGTAGTTGGATGACTAAAATCTATTTTGATTATAGTTCCAGTAATTTTATTTATGGGTTTTACAGTATTTAAATGAATAATATTTTCCATATTTACTTATCATCTCGTATAAAGCCTTTAGTAAAATGAGCATGTCTAGGAGCACCCCCTACTTTTACAGGGGACATTCCTGTAAAGATAATAGTTTTTCCTATATATTCTTCAGGATTAGATAATAATATTTTTTTATCCTCTTGTGTAAATCCTTTTAAAGATACCGTAAGTTTGGTTCCATCAGCCATTAAAACTAAAAATCCTTTTGCTATTCCACTTAATTGTCTATTTTCTTGTAATTTAGAAGTAACACTTCTTCCTAATTCATTAATAGTTTTTTCAGCTCCTTCTATGGCTTCAGTAGCTTCTAGGACATCTAAAATTACACCATCAAATTGTTTATTGTCATTTTTTAATTTATAAGCTACATTTTCATTAACTGTAATACGTCCTGTTTTATATAAAGAATTTCGTTTAATAAGAACTAAACCTTCATAATTATTAAGTATAGCCTTATCAAAAGCAGTATAAATGTTCTCTAATGAATCAGGTACTTTTTGAGTAATTACCTCTAATGGTATATAGTCAGGTAATTTAGAAGCAAATAATTTAAGTTCTTTGAGTCTATCTTCTTTAGTTAAATTTGGAACTACATAATCAAAAACATGAAATTTTAAGTCTGAGTGCCATGTAGTAAGCCATTTTACAGACCTACCAGGAAATTCCCATAAACTAGTAGTACCACCTTTAGATTTTTCCCATAACTTATCTAGTCTTTCTTTTGTTTTACTAGAACTTATATCAGAAGTTCTAAAAAAGTGCATAATTTCTGGAAAAGTCATATTAGGACTATAAAATTCTCCTTCAATAATATGTTTAGGATTATAAGAATTTATAGCTGCGGTCATTAATTGTATATGTGTACTAGGAATTATTTTTAAACTTCTTCCATAAGCTAGATTAGTATTAACTATAAGTTCTACTCTAGCTCCATCTAATTTTGGAGAGTATAACCATTCTGTTGGAGTTTTTATTCGTTCTTCCCAATTAATATCTACACCCATTTCATTATTAGGAAGTAATTGAGGTTTAAATAGTGTTAGCATAATTTTAGTTATTATATAAATTTAGATTCAATGAACCAAGTAGAATAAGGTTTGTCAATTAATTCATTGTTTTCAGTTAAAGCTGTTACATTTAATTCTGTTAATAAATAATTTCTTAATGTTGGAGATTTATCTAAAGCTAATAAAATAGGGCTAGATACCATAAATTTTCCAATAGTTTTATTATAAGGTAAACCAGAATCTCTAAAGATTAAATTTTTTGCTTTTTTTGACATTAAAGAGTAAGTACCCTCAATAAATAATTTAACATCAGGTAAAAATTCTGGTGGGGTATTAAAAACTAAAAATAATTTATCTTGAAATAATATTTCAGTAGAAAAATTAGGGTTTGTTTTATATATAGGATTTTCAATATTATGTTTTAATTCTATAAATATTTTTTCCCCAGACTTATTAATATATGTTGAAGATAAAGATAGTCCAAAATATTTTTTATTTAACCCTATTAAAGGTAAAATATAATATAAAACTAAATTTTCTCCCTCTTTTATACTTAAAAACATACATAATTAAATTAGGTAAATAAAGAGCTAGTCGAAGTTTTACTAAATAACTCTTCTACATCATTAGTTACAGGGTTAATAAAAAGTTTATAATTTAGTTGAAGATTTTTAATTTCTTCATTTACTACATCTGAAGTATAGTCAGTAAAATCACTTAGTAATTTTACCATTTTATAAGTTATAGAAGCTCTTTTAAAACCTTCTTTAGCTCCATATTTTTTAGTATATACTCTTTGTATAATTTCATAATATGGCATTTCAACAGGGTAAGAATCTAAAATTTTATACGCTGTTTTTAGTCCAACTCCTTCTATACCACATAATTTGTTTGACATATCTGTAGAATCTCCAGTAAGAATTTGGGCGTTTAAAAATTTATAAGCTTCTATTAAACTAATAGTGGTCCATCTGTCTTCAAAACTTATATCCGCTTTATAAGGGTTATAAATTTGTACAGGTATTTGTTTCATATCTTTATCTGAGGTAATTATTATTACTTTATCATATCCTATTGTTTTACTTAATACACTAAGAGCATCATCTGATTCTATATATTTTAAAGAAAAAGCATTTTGAGCAATAAACATTTCTTTAATTTTATCTCCCCATATTTGTATTGCTTCAGATTTAACTCTGTTGTTTTTATACTCAGGTAATAATTCTTTTCTAAAATTTTTAAAATCTAAACCTTGAAATACTAGTATATAAGAAGAACAAGAAGAGTTTTTTACTATAGTATTAATAAAACTTTTTATATGATTTTGAGTTATGCGGTCATTATCCCTATTTCCAGAATAAAATTGAACGCATGCTACAATGTGTAGCATAGCGTCCAAATCTATCAAAGCAATTTTTTTATTCATTTTATTGGTTAAATGAATCTTGCTCTATTTTTAAATCTACTTCTCTATTTACAGCATCTTTTATAATTGCTTCTAATCTTTCATTAGACATTTTATTATATTCTGAGCTGTGATATAGTCCTTTTAGTGGAATAGTTTCCTCCCAAACATTATTAGGAAATAAAGCATCTACACGAATAGCGCTCCCTTCTGATTGGAAAGATAAAATATCTCCAGGATTTACAAAGCAAGTCAATACATGTGTTCCTTCTTTTTTGTATGCTTCAATATAAGATAAACCTCCTATATATAATCCACCACCGCCAAAAGTATTTTGTAAATTTCTTAATGCTTTTGCTGGTAACCATTGCATTTCTCCTACTTTATAAGTATATCCTAGAACATTTCCAGAAAAGAATTTATCCCCACTTTTATAAATAGCAGGAGTAAAAACATAATCTTCTAAAAATTCAGGTTTTTCAAAACTACCCTCTGTAAGTACTTCTCCTGTAACAGAATCTAATACAGGAGGTATAGCTTTATATTTAAGGTTTCTAACTTTTTCATATTCACCCTTTTCATTCAACACCATTAAATATTCCCATGTTACAATTTCAGCTACTTTATAAGTGGCTAAAAGTCCTTCTTGTGTAATTGCAATATCTTGATAAGTTGCTAAAGTTTGAGCAACTTCTTTAGAATAACCTTCTTTTAGTAGTTTTTCTACTTCTACATTATCAACAAAAGTTCTATTTAAGTACTCATTAAAAAATTCTCCCATTGCAGGTGTGTATCTTGGATTAGTTAATAATAAAGCCCAAGTTTTAATTATTGGCATAAAGTCAATATTTTTATTATAAGAATTTTCAATATAAGTTACTAAAGCTGATGGAATAGCTTGAGAAGACCTAAATCCTTCAAAGGTTAAGAAATATTCATGAGTTAGAGGATTATAAGTAAGAAATTTATTCTTACTAGTAATCTCAAGATTTCTAGAATCCTTGACAAATTGCATTACTTTTTCATAAGATGCATTATCATTTTGCATTTTAGTTAAAGCTTTTTCTGTGTCAGAATTGCGAATTACATTAAATGGTTTACCATCTACTGTTCCTACGATGGTTTGTTCTAATTTTCTAAATGTTATCATTTTGTTTTAATTTAGTTTCTATTAATAAGGTTAAAAGAGCTTTAGACTCTTGGTAATATTCTTTTGGGTATCGTGTACCCATAATTTTTAATACTGGTTCAATTGTATTAAGATATTCAAATTTAGTTTCTAAAGAAGTAATTAATTCTTCATCATAGCTGTTTACAGTGTAAATATCGGAAGAATTAAATAAATCTAATGCTTTTTCTGCAATTAACTTTTTATCTCCTGTTTTTACAACATTTTGAAAAATATCTAAAGAATCTAAATATTGTAAAATTTCTTCACACATTTTTGGGTCATTATTATAAGATAAGTAGTCTATAATAGTATCATTTTTAACAATATTTACCTTGTAATAAAAAGGTCTAAGATTAGATTCAAAAAATACTTGCATTAAATCTTCATTTTCGCTAAAACTTTTGTATTTTTCAAATAACTCTACAATTTTTCTATCTGTATTAAAAGTTCTAATTTGTTCTCCTATCATAAGTTCTCCAGTTTGGTAATTTATAGTTCTAAAATAATCTGTGATTAATGTTCCATAAGGTATAAAATATTTCAAAATATTTTCTGCTACATATATAATATTTAAGTTACTAAAATTAGACCTTTTTAGTTGTGAATCAATTAAAAATTTTCCTAAATTTTTATACTTCCCAGTACATATTATTAAATCTTTTATATCTTTAAACTTTTCATGTATATCTACAATCTTAATATTATGTTTAGTTCTGTAATAGTCATAATATAGTACTTCTTGATTTAATCTTCGTATTGTAGCTAAAGTAGTTTTATCTGCTATTACCTCTGTATTTAAGTCTTCTTCTTTTTCTTCATACTGTACATCATAAGTATCTAAATTTAAAATTTCTAATTCCATAAGAGAATTTACTATATATTGTGATATAACATCAGTAGAAATGAGTACTTCAGGTGTAGTTTCATTAGTAAAACTGCTTGTAAGTTTATTAATACTTATAGGTCTAATATAAATAAAACTATTTAACATAAATTTATTTAATATATGCTGACAAATTTTAGGGCCTAAAATAGTTGATGATGAATATACTATTGTACTATTAATAAGAGTATTAAAATCAGTAACAGCAATTCTGCTAAATTTAAGTTTATTATTTTTAGAGGTGGGTGTAACAGAACTCACAGAAAAATTACCAAATAAAAATTTAAATAAATTTTCATCTAAAGGACTAGTAATTTTATTTGTTCCTATATTTATATTGTAAGTAGGTTTTATTTCCTCAGAACTTATAAATCTATAAAATTCATATAATGAATTATTTCCCCCAGAGTTTTTAGAAATTTTATAAGAATTAGTTGCAATTTCTAGTATGTTATTAGTATTTATACACTTTGTTTGTTCACTAATATATGCCCCAGCTTCTTTTTTAGCTATTTCTATTGCATTTAAAATTACTTGCTTAGTTTTTTCAGTCCATTTTAAAGATTCCCTAGATTGAGTAATATCTACATCAGTTGCTTTTACTTTAATAGCTATTTTACCTCTTCTAGTTTCTAACTCTAGCTCATTCCAAGCTACCGTACCATAAGCAATACCATCTACTAATATATGAGGTGTAAAATAAGTAGAGTATTTAGGAATAATTAATTTATCTGATTCATAAGTAGGTATTTCATAAATTTCAGTACTTGTACTTTCTCCATATTCATCAATTACTTCTAAATTAATTTTATTTTTAAAGTATTGAAATTGGTCTTTAATAGCATTAATAAAATTACTTTTATTATGTTTCTTTACCTCTAAGGTTATACTTACTTCATTATACTTATCACTATACTCCCAATAAATTTGTTTTTCTACAATAGTACCATCAATTAATTTGACTTTCCATATTTCTTCTTGAGAAGTACTAGTTTTTGGTGTTATAGGCTCATAATCATTTTTAAAAATCATAAATGAAGTTGAAAACCCATTATAAACAGTAGTTAAAACAAAATAATCAGCTCCAGTAGCTAATCCTGCTTTTGCTCCTGCTCCAAATTTACCTATTACAGATTTTAAATTTCTTTTAGAGGAATATCCTAATTTAAAAAATCCTTTAAGTCTATCTCCACCTAAACCAACCCCATAATCTTTTATTGTAATACTATCTCTTGGTGTATCTTCCTTATAAATAATATTTATTTTTGAATTATCGGATAAATATTTTGGGTCATAATAATCTTTATTAAAAGCAGAGTCTTTTAATAATTTATTATCTTGTCTTTGTAAATAATATTGTTCTTGAGGTGTTCCATTTACTATAATATCTAGAGCAATTTCTTTTTCTGTAATAGAATCTAATGCATTAGATATAGTTTCCCTAATAAAACTTTTTATAGGAAAAGAGTACATATCTTCTTGAATTGCTTGAAAAATTAAATCAATAGCACCTTCATCTATTTCTTTTAAAATTCCTGGTCTTTCATCAACTGTTAATTGTAGTTCTGCCATTATGTTATTTTTATGTTTATTAATTGTTTTAAATACTTTAAGCTTAGTTTTTCTTTACCCACTTTTTTAGAAGCTGTATATAAATCTGTAGGGTCTTTTTGAACTATAAATGAGTCTAAAGTAATTGGTACTAGCCAATTATAAGTATTACAATATTTATTTTGTGCTTTAATTCCCGCTTCATCTTTATCTAACCAGATAAATACAGTTTTAAATTTTTTATGTAATTTATTCATAAAATATTTTGATATAGGTGTATTTTCTGATTTTCCTGCAACACATTCCCATCCAAAATGTTCATAAAAAAATAAGCATTCTTTAGTAGATTTTGTAATTATACAAAAAGAATGTGTATAAGTTAGTTGTAAAGCACCTTCTACAAATTGTTCTGGATAATCATTTCTAAATTTATCACTTTTATTGCCATACGGTTGGTAAATTTTATAATATCCTAATATTTCATACGATATAGTTAAATTTTTAATAACAAAAGTCATATAACTTCCATTTATATAATGTAAAATTTTAACATCTTTAACATAAAATTTTTCCAATGTAGATATAGATATATCTAAATTAGCCCAATATTCTAAAAACTTAGGAGTGTATGGTTGTGAAGTAATTTTAATTTTTACAGGACTTTTTTTTAAGGGCTTACTTTTTATTAAATGAGGAACAAATGTTGTCATTTCTTCATCATTTAAGCAAAGCTTAAAATCATTGTTAATTTGTAATAAAACCATTTTAATACTTATTTTTACACCATTTTTACCCATAAAATGAGATAAAAATGTAAATACATCTCCTGATTTGCCAGTTGCATGGTCTTTAAAGAAAATACAACTTTTATAATATTTACTGTAATAAAGTGTAAAACTAGGGTCATTATCTCCTAATCTTAATGGAGAACTATACTTTGTATATAATTCTAGTTCACTTCCAATATAGTAACTATATAAAGAATAATCATCAATGTATTTTAAAATATTTTCTTTGGATAGTAAGTTTTCATCTATGAATTTTTCTAGTGTATCCATTATAAAGTAAGGGGTATAAATTAGTTATACCCCTTATAATAAATATTATCTACAATTCAGGTTTTGTGTCTGTTTCTGGAGTACTAAACAAACTAGAAGCTGACACATTAGGTTGTACCATAGGTGCATCTGCTATTGCTTGTTCTGAAGAATTTTTCTTGTTGTCAATTTCCCATTTAGTATAACTTATTTTAGAAGCTTCTTTAGGAATAGTCATAGGTTCTATCCAAATATCATAAGTAGAAGTAGGGACAGAGATAAAATTTTTATCTTTTGATTGTCTTAAGAATTTCTGTCTAAAAGTTACTTTACCTGAGAAAGCATTTTGCTGAACTAAAAAAGCATAGAATTTTTTTGTTAAATTAGCCATTACTTTTAGTAAAAATTCTTCTTTTACTAATCCTGCAATAGCTTTTTTCATATCTTCTGGAGGAATACCTAATCCTTCAAACATATTTAATCCTCCAACAGCTGCTTCTACTTTATCCGTAGTAGCATATATTTTTGCATATTGCATAAATTGATGTCTTATTTTTAATAAGTCATTACCTATTTCTGCAGCTGTTTTTTGTTTTTTATTAAAATCTACTAAAGAAGGAGGATAAAATCGTACAGAAGATTCCATATTATCCATAATATTATTCCCCTCAAAAGCATCTAACAAAGCATTTGCATTTTGAACTGAGCAAATTACTAGTTCTAAAGTTCCGTGTTCATTAATTTGTGTTTTAGGCGACAACATTAAATTGTCATGAATGCCTACTGTGATTAAGCTCATATATTATTTAATTAAAAGTTATTTTTAGTTTTCCTTGTTTATAATCATTTATTCGTGTTAAGATAGTTTGTAAATCATTTGGTATTCTGAGAATAGGAAATAATCCATAAGGAGTTTTTGCTTGTCTTATAGTATCTCTATTTGTTTGTATTAAATAATTTGCTCCTGCTTCTGTTTGTTCTATTACACCATGAAAAACATAGTTAAAGTAACTGGGAATATCAATAGTATTATCTAATAATTTTCCTGCAGATTTAAAGCCTATACTACCATCTTCTTTTATATCTGTATGATGTAAAATGATAATGTATAAATTATCTCTCCATACACTTGAATTTAAAAATAATGCTTGATATACTGAAGCACCAAAGTCAGTCCATCTCTGAAATGCTTCATTTCCAGTATTTCTATTTAAAAATGTTTGACTTAAAATTCGGGCTGTAAAATAATGTGTAAAATCTTCTACTATAATATATTTAATTTCTGGTTTATCTTTTGAAATAAGTGTTATAGTAGGATTTAACATATCCAACTCATTAGTAGTTAATAAGTTTTTACCTTTAACATAATCCCCTGGTTTTACTGGAAAAGGTAAAGATTTTCCATTGGGTGTAATGATAATTGTTTCTTTAGGGTTTAGATTGCGTAAAGAGGTAGTTTTACCACAGCCGCTTGGACCCATATATAATATTAATTCTGCCATATTTTGTGATTAATTAAGAGTTATTAAAGGTACTAAATTTTTAAATACCTTGTTTGATTTCTGCATAAATATTTTCCATTAAAATATCATCTGGAAAGGGAAGTGTTTCAAAATGATTACACTCACCTAAAAATTTCAATGCAAACTTAAGACCCTCAGCTCCAAAAGTATTCTTTAAAATATGAATACTTCTAAACCTGCTTTGTCCTAATGGAGAAAGCATAGAATGTTTATTTACAGATAGTACTGGAGGCTTTAATATATAGCCATCATATTTTCCCCCAGCATCATAAGCTTTATACCTATAAGGGTCAAATAAACCTAGTACTAAATCTGCATCAAATCCCATTTGACTAGATTTAAAAATATCCTCTAGTTGTGGACTTAAATCATCTGCTTGAAGTTTTAATCTTTGAATATCGCCCATAGCTCTATTTTGTTGTGTTACTATTACTGGGCTAAATCCATATAAATCTCGAGCATTTGCTAGTTCAATACTTATAGTATCAATTATAGTTTTATCCCCTATTAAATTAATTCCATCTATAACAATAAATATAAAACTTTTAGGATTAGTCATAAAATATTTATGGTCATTTGTATAAAGTCGAAAAGATTCTCCATTATGCATTAAATCTAAATATTTTTCTGGTCCTGTGGGTGTATTTTCTATTAAGTTTAAGTCTGAAAATAACATACTAGGTAATAATTCTCCTTGTATATATAATCCTATATTATCAGTATGATAAAATGTACCTAAAGAAAAAGCTTTTGTAGTTATAATTTCACTAACTGCTTTAGGTGAAAATTTACCATCGTATATTTTCACTCTTTCTAATAAAGCAGTCATTTCATCATCATAAGAACGTATTAAATTATAACCTGTAGTATTTACTGGGCTTTGGCCCCAACCCATAAGTTCATCTGCTGATACTATATGTTTATGGTCTTTATATATAAACCAAGATAACCATTTAGCATGTTTAAACATTTCTTTTCTTTCTAAAGAAAAATAAATAGTTTCCCAGTAAATATTTTCAGGGTTATTTTTTAAATACCTCCATACAGATAATATAAATAAATAATCAGTAAAACTAGTTTTTCCTGAACCTGTAGCACCAGATATTAAAGTATATCTGGATTGTAATAGATTAAACACAGTTCCAACTCGATTTAGTCCTACTGGAATACTTGTAATTTCTCCTCTTATAGATGCATCTACCTGGGCTAAAAATCCACTTTTATATTTTCTATTAATTTGTTTTAACCCCATTGTTGATTACTATCAGATTTAGTATTTAAGGTTGGTAAATAGATTCCTTTTAAATGTTCTTCATATATATCTAAAGATTCATGTAAGATAAAATTAGAAAAATTTCTAGGATATTCTGTATATAAATAATATAGTCTTACTGCACTTATAAATATAGCTGGATTTATATTTGCATTATTTACAATATTATTTATACTAAATATAGCATCTTGAGTTAAAGTGTGTAATCTATATCCTTTCTTAGATATACGTGGTACATTACATAAAGTTCTAACTGCTATAGCTCTCGTTCTTCCTTTAGATTGTATAATTTCATTTGTCCAATCTAAATTATTAGGGTTATTTCTATCTACAATAATTTCATCCCTAATTAAATTTAAAGATGAGGATTTATTTACTTTTATAGGAATAGATGAAGATTTTTGTTCTTTATATTTTTCTGTAAGTAAATAATTATTTTCTGCAATTTCGTAGATAATGTTTAAATCAATTAATTTTTTTAATACTTCATTTGCATTCATTTTTTATTTGTTTTTACTACTCGATAATCCCATACTTCAGATGAGGATATTTTAGTACTTCTAAGCATCTTTCTAGCCCAATTTACTTGCTGAGTTTCTTGAACTGAAAATGTAGAGTCAGATTCTTGTTTCATAAAATAAGGAAGTAACACATAAACATAAGCTTGTTCATCATGATTTAATCTCATTAATCTGCCTAATCTCTGTGTAGCTTCTGTATCACTAGAAAAGAAACTTTCTAAAATTGCCATATTTAAGTTAGGTATATTCACACCTCTATTTACTTTATTACAAACACCTAAATATTTAATAGTACCTACTTGAAAATTTTTAAAATTAGAATTAGCTTTTATGTTAGGTATTGTTTCATTATAAATATTATTTTCTCCACATATAGCATTAGATTGTGCTGTACGTTTTGAGAAAATTAATATTTTATTGTCTGGATGTTGAGATTGTAAATAGTGTATAAGTTTACCCACTAAAATTCTAGAAGACTTTAAAGAACATAATAACTTTGCTCTATCTGAATTAAGGGTTTGTAATCTACTTTTATTAATATTAAGTAAATTATATTTTTCAGTATAAGTAAGAACTCCCATTTCAAAGTCTAACTCTATACTCTTTTTTTCTATTAATAATTTTGTTATTTTTTGTTGTAAATAATTATAAGCAGAATTTTCTGTTTGTTGAAAACTTTTTTCCTCACCATTACTTAAATAAGTTACTGTGTGAGTCTTATTATTACTATCTAAATCATACTTAATAAAAACAAAATGTATTTTATTTAGTATGTTTAATTCTTGTGCTTTTGCTGCTGAAATTTCTGTTAAAATAGGAAGATTATTTTGAAACCAAACTTGTTTATCCTTAGAAATAAATCCAGTTAATCCTAATATTGTATTAGTTTTATATTCATAGAAAAATTTACTAAGTTGAATAGTATCCGCTGCAAAATCAACTTCATCAGCTATTATAAAATAATCTGATAAATCTTTTTCTTTCTTTGTCCATTTATACGCTGTTTGATATGTAACTAGTTCTGTTCTTTTTAAAAGTCTTAAAGCTTTAAATTTTTTAAATTCTAAAATCCAATTAAAATCTCTAAGTACAATACTATTTACTAAAATTAAAATTTTTTTAGGTTTTAATTTTTTTAAAATATCTATTGCAATTTTACTTTTCCCATACCCTGTACTTAAAACTAAAGTACAGGATATAGTAGAGTGTTTTAAATATAAATCAACAACCATTTTTTGAGATTCTATTCTTTTATCCATAAGTGTTTTCCTTCAACATATAATGATGTTCTTAGTACAATAAATTGTTGACTAGTATATAATTCTACAGAAGTATCAACATTATTTTCAGTACATTTCCATTGAACATTAGAAATTAATTCACATTCTGAACTTAGTGTGTATAAAATATTAATTAATTTAGATGTAAGATATGGAAATCTAGAAATTACAGCAACTTTTCCATCTAAGTCAAAATTATATATAACTGCCATAATATCTGTATCATATATAAATTGAGTATCAGTTTCTTTAATTATATTATTTAAAGTTAAATTACTTTTTATACTCTTTATTACATCTTTTTTAGAATCTCCGATAGTAAATAATTGAGCATTTAGTTCAATAGTAATATTTAATAATAATAGTAATAATAATAATTTTTTCATTTTATGTTTATTTTTGAGTTTAAATTTAATTATTTACTTTTGTAATCCTAAGGAGTCTATTAATCTGGACCCTAATGATTCTGCACATTTAACAATATCTGCGCTTATAAGATTAATATAGGGTTGCGCCATTTCAGGTCTAATTTTAAACTCAAAACTTTCAAACTCTTCATTTTGAAATCTTATTTTACCAACATATTTATCTTTATATTCTCCATAAGATTGAAATTCTAATTCAACTTTGTGTAGCTTCCAATCATCTCTAGGGTTTTTAATTTGTTCTTCGTTTGTCATTTTTTAAGTTTTTAAAATATGTTTATTTACACTTAAGAAGTTTATCTTCCAACTCATCTATTACCTTAATCCATTGGTTATTTTTGATGTTCATTGCTTCATCCATCTGTTCTTTATTTGCAAAATTTTTACACAATTTAGCCAAATCAATCGCAACGATTAAATTATCTTTCTTTGATAATTTTCCTGTGTATGGGCTGTAGTTTGATGAACGCATCAAGTTTATTAATTTCAATGTTGTTATAATTTTATTTATATTTAATACGTTCTATTCTTTAAAAGATATTTCTTCATAATAGCATTTAGTTATATTTTGTAATTTATCCCACCTATCAAAGTGTTTTTCAACATATTCATCTGCTATCCAAATCATAAATCCATATTTTTTTACTTCATACTGCTTATAATATTTTTTCCATTTTTTTAGTAAATTATTAAATTTTGTGCAATATTTTGTTGCAGTTGATTTTTTAGTAGTTACAAAAATATTAGTATTATAATAATCATCATACATTCCCCCATAATATTTAACCAAATAATACCTAGGAGCATCATTTAATTGTGTTTTACTTTTCATTTTTATATTTTTTCATTTAAATATCTTTTAAATAATAGTTTTTCAGCTTCTGTTAAGTCTAATAAATTACTGTCACTATCCCAATATTCAATATCATATATATCAAAGTAATTGCGACTTTCACAATCCTCTTTTCGTTCAATATAAACATATAACCTGAGCAAAGAACCTTCTTCTTCTATCTCTATCTCGGTAGTAGTACCTTTATGATATTCATAGATATCAATGGGTTCATACTTTTCAAGCATCTTTTCAAGTGTTAAAAGACGTTTATCT